CGCGGGTCATCCGTGTTGTTGAGCCATGACCACTTCTCGGCGTAGAACCCGCCGACGTTCGCGCAGATCGGAACCGTCGTCGCGCTCGTGCCCTGGAAGCCCGTCAAGTACGCTGCGGTTGCCCCCAGCACGGCGCGCGAGCTCCCGGCGTACTGCCAGAAATCGAACGCTTCCTTGAGCCGCAACGCGAACGCCGTAGAGCTCTCGCTAGGTCCCTGCACGAGCACGCGGTCGGCCCCAAGGTACGGCAACGCCGTAACAGGCGCGTGCGTCGGCATGTGCGCGCGAGCGGCCTGGTTCATCTTCTCGAGCAGCATGTCGCTCGCGATACCGAGCGAGTACATGAAGCGACCGCCCACGCCTCCCGTAGGATTCGAGGCGGTAGCCTGCGAATCGTCCGCAAGCCACGGGGGCGAAATCTGCTTGATGCCGTCGCGCTGGGAGGTCCTAGCCATCAGACACCCGTCACCGTGATGGCCGGGGCNGGCGATAGGATGGCGTAGGACGTCGGCGACGCGAACGCTACGTCCGTCATCGAGCCGTTGATCGTCAGGCTCGAGATGCCTTTGACGAATGACTGGCCGCCGTTGACGATACCCGCTGCGTACAGAATGCCGATTACGTCGTTGTAGCGAACGTATCCGCCTGTCGCGAGTCCGCCGATGCCGAGCCCTGAGAAGTACGCTGCAAGCGCCGTCTGCACGTTCGCGGCGTAGGTGGATGCGTACGACTGCGAGACCGTGACAGCCGCCACGATCGCGACGTTCCAGTTCGATACGCTCTGCGTCACTGCCGTTACCGAATCCGGCACGGCGTAGTTCTGGATGACCCAGTCCACCTCTCCGAGGTCTCCGCCTTCAATCGAGCCGCCGCCCGTGTAGGCCGCGTTTCCCGTGGACCCGTTCAGCGAGAACGTGTTCGCCGACAGACGTGTGATGGTCCACGTCCCGTTCGCGTTCGTGTTGCCCTGGACGCCTGACAGGGTCGCTGGCTGCCCCGTAGACAGGCCGTGCGCCGTGCAGGTGATGACGATGGGTGAAGCGTTCGTGGCTCCCGTGACAACGCCCTGCACGAGCCCCGAGACAGCCCCTGCGACGTTCGCCACGTAGACAGTGTTGACCCCTGTGACAAGGTTCTGCGACACGATCGCCTGCGTGATGGGCTGCGACAGTGCGACCGGCGTTGGCAGTGCCGCGAGGATGCTGTAGGCCGACTGCGCAAAGTACGCGTAGGCCCCCATGGGTCCGTTCGGCGAAAGGCTCTGCAGCTTCAGCCGACAGCGCGCCGCGAGCGCCGTGTTCGACTCGTAGGAAAGGCCGACGAACCCGTAGGGGTTCCACACGTAGACGCCGCTGTTCGCCGTTACCGCCTGAGTGATGCCGCCCGCGATGCTGGTGCCGATCGTGCCCGTCAGGTCCGCCGCGAACGTGGGCGTCTGAGGGATGTAGACCGCGCCGCCCGAGATGTACGCACCGTTTCCGTTAGAGCTGTTCAGCGTGAACGTGTTGAGGCCCGTGGACGTGATCAGGAAGAACCCGTTCGCGTTCGTGTTTCCGAGCACCCCGGCAAGGTAGACGACAGCGCCCGACGCTAGGCCATGCGCGCTCGCGGTCGTGATCTGGATCGGGCTCGCGTACGATGCGCCCGTGATACTCCCGCCCGCGGTGCTGCTCGGCGCAATCGTCAACGACGCAGTGTTGCTGTACGTCGCACCCGTCGAAAGGTTCGCGGCGTGGTAGGTCGCCTGCGTGTACGGACCGAACGTGCTCGTGCTGGTGTTGACGATCGCGAGCACGTTCGCCGCCGCGGTCGCTCCGATGCGCTGCACGTTGTAGACGCTGTCTGCGAGCAGGTCGAGCCATCCAGGCGCGCCCGTGGGGTTCTGCGCAGGGATTGACGGGTCAGGCGTCACCGGCTGAGTGATGCTGACGCCGGTTGCTGACACGTACGTGACCGAGCCCGTTGCGGCGAAGTCGAGAAATCCGCCTTGCGCCATGATTGAGACGGCTACGTCGCTCTGGGCGTACATGTAGCTCATCACCTGAATGATCGTGCGAGCCATGCCGCCCGACTGCCACGACGTTGTCTGCAGACCAACGGTAGCGTCATTCTGCAGGATGTTGGCAAGCCATTGCGAAGCCGTTGCAGGCGTGAACAGGTCTGAGATCGCGAGTTGGTTCGTCATGATCCGCTCACCTGCAGCACCGAGACGGTGACCGCGCTAGCGGCAAGTATGAGGGTGAACGGGCCTTGGTTGTCCTGCATCTGGATGGCAATCACGAGCGCGCCGAGCGGGATGGGCTGCGGGTTCGCAACCGTGCCCGTCATGGCCGCCTGGACCTGCGATATGCCGACCCATTGCAGGGTCGTCGTGCAGGAAAGCACGCGCTGGTCTTTCAGAAGCTCTGCGGTGATGTTCGGCGCGATGGCCGCCGCATCCGTCTGCGATAGGTCCGCGTTGATGAACTGCGTAAGGTCGTAGCCGTAGTTCGGATCGTAGATGAGCCCACCTCGCGGCGTAATGAGCCGACGCACGCACGCCTGAATGAGTGCCGTACGTCCTGCACACTCGGCCATGTTCGGCAAGAGGTCGTTGGTGCCCGCGAGGTCGGACCCGAGTGCTGGGTTGACCACTGGCGCAGAGACAGGGCTCACTCCACTAGGCAGCACGGGACCTCCTGTTTTCTGTCTGGCGAAACAGGAACATTCGCGTCATGTGGCCGTCGTCTTGAGCGTGAGGGGGAACGGAAGTGCGCCGATCGCGGTTACCATTGCTGTTTGTGCAACCGCAAGCGCGGTTGCCGCTGTCTGGGCGGTCGCTGGCACGAATGGCGAGAGTGCAGCCGCAAGCGACGTTGCAGCGGATGCTGTGGCGGTTGCCGCTGCCTCGAGCTCCGTCAGTAGCGCCAGGTACGCAGGCCCCACTACAAGCGCGTCAGCGCCCCCCGCGATAGCGACCGATTGCGAGCTAGGGCCAAGCACCAGCGCGCCGGTAGCGTCAATGGTGCTCGTGATGGGGATCGGGTCTGCGCCGACGATGACGGGCCGCGTGGGGTCTCGGTTAATGAACTGCACGAGGCAGCGGGCGCCCGCTTTTAGCGTCACCGTCTCGCCGAGCAGCCCAGGGCGCATCGGGAGCCCAGTGAGCGACGGGAGGGGCAGCGTCGTGTCCGTCGGCGAGCAATCGACCGACGAACTCATCGCGGCCTGGATCGAATATTCGAACGTCCCCGCGTAGTCGAACTGCGGGAACTCGGCGCGGATGATGGACCGCACCGCTGTCAGCAGCCGGTCAAGCGTTGTCGGAATAGCCGGTTGAGTCATGCGGCGAGCACTTTCATGCGCATAATTCCATCGTTGCCGACGTCGTGCCGCACCATGCTGACGGTTTGCGCTGTCGGCACCGTGGGCGCCGTAAACGTGTTGCCAGGGAGCCACGACGCGTAGTCCTCGGTCGCGATGTCAAAGAGCCCTTTGCCGGCATCCCACGACACCACCGTAAACGGCGAGGTGATGGCCGACGACGGACGCGCGCCGATCTGGGTCACGCCCGCGTTGTCTACGTACCACTCGGACCCCGCCAGCATCCGCAACACCCCTGACGCGGTACCGACTTCACGGATGTAGTAGTTGCCGATCGTCTGGTCGGCCTGCAGGTTCACTCGCTCGCCGACCGCACTTGCTACGTCTCCCAGGACCGTTGACAGGCGCACGCCCGTTGCCGAAGGATTCGCGTATGCCTGCGCGGGCACGCTCTTGCGCCATCCGCCAGCCCCGCCGACGAGCCGAAGGTACGTTACCCCCGCGAACGGCGCGCCGCGGTACATGGCCCCAGTCAGCGACAGATTGCCCAGCACGAGCGTCACCGTGCCCGTAATGATCTGCGGCGTTGCAAGCTGGACGTCCCCTTCCCATAGCCCGTAGTAGGGCAGCGTGACGCTTGCCACGGTCGCCCGCTGGCCGTTGACCGAGGCAAAGAGCTGGCTCACGGGATAGCCGCCTGCTGCGCTTCCGCCGCGGACAGCAACTGTTCAGCCGTTGGCGCTGGCGCCTCTGGGGTGTCTTGGTTCGTCTGCGACGTGGACGGCGTGCTGACAGCAGGTACGGGCGGTGGCGGGTAGTACTCGAGCAACGCGACCTCGACCTCGTAGAGCTGGTTTCCCTTGTGTTCCACGGCGCCGATGTCCTCGCAGACGATCGAGGTGATGCCGAGCGACGCCAACGACGGGTGATAGATGTCCACGGCGTTGATCGTCGCCTTCGTCGGATCGTATTGGAACAGATTGGAGAACGTCGGCCAGTCGGTTTCGATCTGCTGATCCGTCCACAGCTTGAACGTCAGCGTCCCCTTAGCCGGTGTGCGTCCGGTGTAGCTGATGGTCGCTCCCTGCGCGCCCTTGCCCTTCTTGACGTCCCATTCGTTCGAGCGCTTGAAGCCCGCGACCGTGACGATGCCAGGAGACGGCGTAGCGCCTACGCCACCTTGCCCGCCAAGGTAGACGACATCCCAGACTTGCGGGTTCGCGATCGGTCCAAGGCCGGGAATGGTGAACGACATCAGAGCCCCTGCGCGAGCGCCATGCGCTCGAAGACGAGTGAGACAGCTTCCTCGGTGAGCTCTTGCGCGACGGCCGACGGGCTCGAGCCGGACAGCTGCACGTTCATCGTGACAGCGATCGACGTCTTGCCACCGCTTGCCGCGGGCGCGGCGTTGCCGTTCGCAGGCTTGAAGGCGTCGGGCTGGAAGTTTGCCGGCCCCATCGATCCCGCGCGGTCGCTCTCCGCCTCGTAACCCTGGGTAAAGCCTTCGGCTACGTGTCCGCCGATCTTCATCATCACCCGCGACGGGGACGCGACCTGGAAGATGCCCGTGAATGCTTTGAGTGCACCCGAGGCCATCCCTTTCATGGCGTCGACCACGCGATCTTTACCGGCCACCAGGCCGTTAACCAGGCCGTCTACGATGTCACCAACAACCTTGCCCGCGTCGAACTCTTGAAACGCCTTCCAGATGTGCTTGAGGCCGATGTACGCCTTGAGCCCCAGGATCACGAATCCCAGCAAGGCCTTCTCGATGAACCGGATCACAGGCTTCGCGGCGGCAAAGATGGCCGTGAACGCGCCTGAAATCACCATCTTGAAGAGCTTGCCCGTCGCCGTGTTCTTGTCGAAGATGCCGGCGAAGTGCTTGAACGCCTCGAGAAACGGCTTGACGTCCACGTCGGCGAACATCTCCACCATGCTCTCCTTCATGGTCTTGAAGGTTGCGCCAAAACTAGATGACATCCGCTCGAGCGGCCCCTTGCCCTTGGCCGTGATGGCCGACTCGAGGGCCTTGCCGAAGACGTCCGCCTTGGCCGTGCCGTTCTTCAGCATCGCCGAGAGCTGCGCCGAGCTGACGCCCATCTCTCGCGAGACGTCAGCGATGTCCACGCCCATGGCTGCAAACGGGTTCTTTTTGCCGACGTTGATCTTGAGCATGTTTCCGGAAGCCTCTTTGGCCTCCTCGATCCTGCCCATCATCGACTTGAAGGCGTTCGCGCCCTCTTCGCCCATCATCGCCGAAGCGCTGGCGGCGGCTGTCATGGCCGACTTGAGAGCCGGGATGTCGCGGATGCCCATCGCCATAAACGACTTCGCAAGCGGCGCCATCTCTTCGCGCGTCATACCGAGCGACCCGCGCAGGTCGCCGAGCATGGTCATCACCTGCTTGCCTGACGTCTGCCCTTCGCCCATGGCGTCGAAGAGCGTCGTCATCTTCTCCTTGGCCTCGGAGGCTTCAAGCGCAAGCTCGGCGCCCTTGTAGGCAACGGCTGCGATGGCGACGACAGCAGCAGCAGCAGCCACGGCAACGCCCGCGAGCGCTCCTCCCATGCTCATCAGAGAGCTACTCGCGCCTTCGGTGGCCCCCTGCGACAGCAGGCTCGCCTTTGCCTGGTCCTCGAGCGCCGCGCGCTGCATGTAGAGCTTCTGGTTCGTCGCGAGCAGGTTTGCCTTGTGGTCGCGCATGCCGCCCATCAGGTTGCGTTGCTCGAACGCTTGGCGCTTCGTCGGGTTCTCGATGGCGCGGTATGCCGCCGCCTGCTCGCGCAACGCCAGGTTTAGACCCAGCACCTTGTCGCGGTTCGTGCGGATCTCCGCCGAGAGAGAGTCGATCTGAGCAGCGGTCTTCTTCGCCTCTGGCGAGACCTTGTCGGTCATCGAGATCACGAAGTTGAAAATGCCCGCCATCGCCTACCCCTCTAGAAGAACTTCACGCTTTGGCCCCGACGGTGCCATCTTGCTGCGCAACCACGCGCGATGAAGCAGCACCGTCTCTGCGAGTAGGATGCCGGCAGCTTCGGCCTCGGGCTCGTTCGACCCTCGAAACCACTGCCGCAACCCACTTTGAAAATCATCCGCGCTCCCTTCGTGGGACGTCAGAAAGGCGTCGATTATTTTTTTGCTTCTTGCCCCGCGAGACCTGACAAAGCTCGCAGCGGCGCCGTGCATGCCTCTGCAATCGCCGGCCACTCGTTGAACAAGTCGTTCAGCGCATCGCCAGTCGGAAGAACCGACAGACGGCGGATGAGCATCTCTTGAGCGTCTGACGCGCGCGACGCATCATTCGACTGCGCCCGAAACTGCTTGTACTCATCGCGCGTTGGCTTCCTGAGAACGATCTCCCAGTCCGGGGTACCGCTGCCGTCGTCCGAGTCGGAACGAACGTACGCGATGCGCTTGTGCTTGGATTCGAGCTCTTCGAGCTGCTCTTTCGTGACCATGGTCCGGGCTCCTCTTTCGGTTGAAAACGTGCCCGCCTCGTTCACGTGTCCGCTATGCGGACGGGCACCCGGGGAGCCCCCCAGGTTCTAGCTTATTCTGCTACGACTGCGGCGGAGAGACAAGTGGCGTGCCGAGGTCGTCGGCGTTGTTGAACAGGATCTTCAGCGGGTTCAACGTGACCTTGCGCACGAGCGCGTCTGTTCCCTGGCTATGCGATGCGTCTGTCGCGTCGATGCTGCAGGTCTGCAGAACGTCGATGATCGTGTCAAACCCGGAGTCGTTGTAGGTGACTTTGACCGTGAACATGACATCCCCGTAGCCGTTGCCACTGGTGCTGATGCCCTGCACTGATGCCTGGCTGAGTAGCAACGACTCAAGGTAGTTCCACTCGGCGAGGTAAATCTCACACTCGCCGGTGTACTCGTTCGTCCCGCGAGTCTTCGCGATCGGGTCCGGGCTGTTGCCTCTAACCATCGTGCGCGTGCGCGTGCGCGAGTAGTTGATGCTCTTGAAGCCCACGAAGATCTGCCCCGCGATGCTCAGCTCAATCGAGCTAAAATCGTGCTTGACTCCGTTTATGAGCGGGTACTGAAGAGGCGAAGTCATCGGTCAAATCCCTTTCAGGCCGCAACCGTGTTGAAGCCGATCGTCACGTTCTCTTGCAGCACGTAGCCTCGCGAGACGATGCTCACGGTCACGTTCACGGTGCTTGTCAGCAGTACGTTGTTGGTCTGGTCCACCTGCACGGTGAAGTCCGAGATCATTCCCGTGGCGACCATCTGCGCCTGCAGGGCGTTGTTGAAGTCCGCCGTCAGCGCGAGCGCGTCGTTGACGTAAATCGTCCCGTTTGCGTTCAACCGGATATCGCTGTCAATCTGCTGCTGGCCGACCTGGTGAACGATGTCGCACGCGATGTCCAGCACGTTGCCGAGCGGGAGCAGCGTCAGCGTAGAGCCGCCAGGGCTCATCAGGTTTGGATTGAGCACGAAGAAGCCCGGCAGCCCGATGCGAGTCCAGAAAGAGGTGAACCGGTTCGCATCGAGCCCCGGATTTAATCGCTCGTCGTGATAGACAAACCCGTCCGTGGGGTCAGACGACGGGTTAACCACGATGAGTGACAGCGCGCCATCCTTCACGCGCCCGGAATGGCGCTGCGGCGGGATGACAGCCTGACGGCATGCTGCGGCCCACTGGCCGGGACGACGATACGCGGGCGAGCCTGCAACAGGATTCGCGTAGGCGCTCGGCACGTTGTAGTGTCCTGCAGCGACGCTGATGCGTTTGGACGAGACCGCCGCGTAGCTAGACTCGATCGCCGTCATCCAGGCCGCTTCCGTCTGCCCGCCAGCGCCGCCCCATGCCTGCGGAGTGGTGACGTCCACGGTGTTGCACAGCAGGCGATTGAATATGTAGCCCGTGGCCAACGTGTCGAGGTAGCCCTCGATCGTAGACGCGTTCGCCCCCGATGCGACAGGGCCGACAAGCTGCATCATGCCGACGCCGCCCACCGCGTACTGCGAGCGCTGGAAAGCGGTCAGGCCCGCCGAAACACCCGCGGTGTTCCACTGCGGCGCCGTGCAGGCCATCTTGAGCGTGTCGTTTGTGTTGAGCGTGCCCGCCGCGAAGTTCAGCGTGATCCCAGTATTCGGAATCGCGTAGGTATTCGCCGTGCCCAGCTGGATGATTGGCCCGAAGTTTCGTCCTGCATCAAGCGACAGCTGGAAAGCGATCGGACCCGTGCCGACGGTTCCGCCAGTCGTCACCAAGAGCTCGACGAGGTAGTCGTCATAGCAACCCGTGGTCGCGGCCATCGTCGCCGTGATGACGCTCGAGCCAGGCGTTACGGCGTTGGTGAACTCGAGTCCCGTAGGCTGTGCAGTGCCGCCGGTGCCGCTGCCAGTGCCCGTAGAGCCGTTCAACGTGAACGTGTTCGCGCCAGTAACGGTGATGATAAACGTTCCGTTGGCGCCAGTGTTCGAGATGACGCCCGAGATTGTGACGATCTCGCCAGTGATGAGCCCGTGCGCGGCCGCAGTCACAACGATCGGCGATGCGCTCGACGCCGTAGTCAGCGAAACCGCGGCGCGGCCTGTACCAGTGGCAACACCCGCCGTTGCAATTGCGAGCGGGCAGGCGATGACCGTAGCGCCCGACAGCACCAGGAGCCCGCACTGCTCGACGAGGGGGCCGTAGCCAAGGTTCGTGGTCAGCGTCTGGGTGTTGGCTGTTGCGACAAGCGTGTTGGCCGTACCGGCCGAACAGCAGCCCATCACAAACGCGACGTTGGACCCAGGCACGAGCACTGCGGCCGCGTTGCTGTCCACCACCGTGATTTGTACGTTTCCCGTCGTAGACATTCGCGGTGCTCCTATTCAACGACCGTGACAGCGTCACCCGGCGCGCCACTTGGCTCGACCGTGGCAGACCCAAGAACACCTGCAGGCGAGAACGCGAGCAGTTGGTCAAGGATCGGTACATCCATTTCGAAGCGAAACACGAACTCTCGTCCGTTGCGGAACAGCTGGCTCTCGCCCACGTTCGCGTCGGTCCACTCGCCACGCGGTTGCGGCCTGAATGCCCCCACCGCAAGCCCCCTGCATGAGCGGATCACTTGCTGGTAGAGCGTCTGCGTGAAGTCGAAATCGCCATTCGGGTCATCCGTGCTCGGGACCACTCCCCAGCATCGGCACTCGAACGTGACGCTCTCCGTGTAGAGAGCTCGCTGCAGCATCTGCGACTGGTATTCGCTCGCAGGTGCCAACCTCGCCGTGGCTGATGCGCCCGTTCCTGTGCCATCCGTGATGACAACCGTAGGAACCGACGTGTAACCACTGCCGCCGCTTGAAAGCACAATGCGGGTGATGACGCCGTTTGACACGACAGCCGCGCCGCTCGCGCCACTGCCACCGCCCCCAGTGAACGACACCGACGGCGACGTGTAGCCGCTGCCATAGCTCGTCATCTGCACTTGCAGCACATTCACTCCGCCGCTCGCGTTGCCCCCGCTGCCGGGAGGCGCGAGGTAGGACGATGACGCGCTCGCCCTAGGACCGAACGTGGACGCGACAGGAATCAGCAGGATGCGCGGGGGGGCGCTCTGCTCGAATTGATGCTGCCGACCCATAAGGATCCCGCCGTCAGTGAGGGCCGGGTAGCCCGCCGTCGACAGGGCCGACACCACGTCCGCCGAGATGGCAGACACGAGGGCGGAGATCCCGTAGCTCACGGCTTCTTTCCGAAGCGCTCAATGATCTTTCGGCCGATGAGCGCGCCAAGCGTAGACGCAACGCCCGCCACAAGCGCGAACAGGAAGGCCACGCCAAGCCGTGCGAGAAACGCCCCTGTAGACTCGAAGAACGCGCCCAGTCCGGAAAATGTAGCCACGGCAGTAGTCACGCCTCCGTGATGGTGTGTCACTTTGAGCCCCGAACTACTGACTCCGCTGCACTTGTGATCGCCTGTTCCCAGCTCTCCGGTAGGCCATGCTCCGGCAGCATCGGGCGAGCGGCCAGGTTGACCTTCGGCGCGCCCTCCTGATGGAAACTCGCATAGCTCGCCGGTACATCGATCGAGATACCGTCCTGGATCCCGCGCACTTTGATGCCGTCCCGCATCGCTCGCGTGTCGGTCAGAGGAGGGGGGCGGCGGCCCCTCCGTAATGTCGATGGTTTCAGAGGAGCCCATGGTTTCCCGTAGGGGTCTTTCCCCTCGTCAAACTGCTGTTGGATCAGCCGCTCAATCTCCGGCACCGCAGCCTTGATCGTCTCTCGAGTGACTTTCTGGGTCGCCTCGATGATCGCGTGTTGCAGCATGCCGAAGTCGAGCGACATGGCTAGACGTTGCCCGCCTTGATGTACTCCACGTAGTAGCTGTCCGTTGTCGTGAACGTCAGCGTCACTGCGCCCGTGTAGGACACGTTCAGCGTATGCATCCATTTCTCAACCCACCACGTACCGGCAGGGATCGGCACGTTGGTTCCGTCAAGCAACGTGACTGATCCTCCCGCCGTCGAATGTGCCGTGATGGCAATGACCATCGAGCCTACAGGGATCGTAACCGTCCCCGATATTCCGCCCGCGTGCTTGGGGGTGCCTACTAAGCCGTGCCACATCGACATCGCTACCACCCTCTCGTGGGCGCTGTTCCGCCCGTGGTGACATACACAACGCTCGACGAAACAACCTGCGGCTGCTGCATCGAGTTGGAAGGATCGGCGCTTGGCGTCACGTTCGGATGCGCCGCTTGACGCTGCACCTGACCGAGCCAGGTAACGGTGTCCATGTAGCGGTCTCGGATGTTGACGTCCGCGCCCGCCGCAGGGTTGTAGCCTCGAACCGACAGCAGGTTGTATGCAGCGATCCTGCACGCAGCCTGCGTGATCTCCGTGCCCCATGCGACGAGCGGCAGAACGTACCGCCCTCGCAGGTATGAATCGATCATCGACGAGGCTTCGTCGAGCGCGTTCTGCTGAACGGTAGACGACAAGGCCCCCAGCGCGGTCGCTGGAAGTCCATACGTCGTGAGATCATTCAGGGAGGCGTAGCTCGACACGCTCGCCCCTTATGCGCCAGCCGTCGGACCGGAGATCGAAGACAGCCACGCGAAGCCCCACATCGGAGCGAAACGGGTGTAGCTGCCGTATAGGAACGTGTGACGGTCGAACACGACCGGGTCTTCAGGACTGACGCGGTAGACGAAGTTCGGAGCTTCGCGGAGCGCGATGCCAGTCGGCTTGATCGGACCCTTGGTCACGAACATGAACCAATCGCTTGCGTTCGCCGACAGGTCAGGATTGACCGCAAGGTCAGTCCAGCCCTTGAGCGGGTTCTCCATGGCGCCGACGAACGCGGCGTTAGCACCGGAGCCGCTGCCGAGTGTGCCCATCTGCGGGGGCGCGTAGAACGTGCTGTGGAGCACGGTCTCAGCAGCCGCTTTGAGCTGCGGGGGAACCATCGTGAGATCAGGGAGCAGCCCGAGCGCTTCGCCGCTTTCCGACTTGCGCGCGGCCATGTCTTCCCAAACCGTGTTGAACCCGTTCGTCGTGAACGAGCCACCGACCGTGATTGAGTTGATCGTGACACCGCCGCGGTAGTCGTTGCAGTACGTGCCCTTCGACGAGTCGTAGTAGTCGATCTGGTGCGCGGTGTTGAAGTTCGTGAGCCCGTCGAGACCGTTCTGCACCGCACCCGTCTGGGCGTTCTGGTTCAGGAGAAGGTCTCGAAGCTGGTAGTCGTAGACCTTCTTCGCCTGCATCCCCATGAAGGGAACGGTGGCCATGTAGATCCCGAACTGGTCGTCCGCCAGCTTGAATTGATCGACCTGCTCGGTGAGCTCGAAGTTTTGGATCTGCACCGTGTAGGTCTGCGGCGCAGGCTGGTGAGTGACGCGCGAGCCTGCCCAAAGACGGTACTTGTCGAGCATCCCGATCCAGCCGGAAACGAACTGCTCCGAGCTGGCGTTGTACATCGTTGCGATCGAGTCATGCCACACGGGCGCGACCTCGTACGCAGTCCAGAATCGTGTCTCCAGTGTGCTGAAGAACAGCGATAGATTCGCGGGAGTGATGAGCATGACTCGCGGTTCTCCTTAGCCGTTGAAGATGGTGACGTTGATGGTTGAGACGTCGCTGGCGTTCTTGGTCTGGTTCGCGACGATCGCGTCCACCACTGCCGACGACGTTCCGATTGCGCCCGGTGTCATCGCGGTGATCACGCCGTACATGACGGTGGAGGTCGCCGTGTTGGGCGTGGCGAGCGAGCAGAGGATCTGCGACCGAGAGGCCGAGTAGATCGGAACGTTGCTGATCGTCTTGGTGCCAGCAACCAGCGTGACCTGCTGCGTAACCTGGCGGGGGTACATCGCCGGGTCGGTCGTATCAACAACCGTGCCCTGAGACGCAAACGACTTCCACGCCGTGCCGCCCCAGATCGAGCCGTCGCCAGCAAACTCGATGGTGGCGCCGTTGGTGATCGTCGAGCCTGTCGCCCACCAATCGGGACGAGTCAGGACCCACTTGGCAGACGCGCCGCCAAGGCTGGTGACCTGCCACGGACCTGCGTCTTTTGCCGCGCTGATGTTGGTCGTTCCGGCCTGCAGGAAGACGATGTCGTTCGCTGCGATGGTAACGCCGTCCTGCGTGGCGAACGCGCCGTTGCTGGACTCGGTCAGCACGCCCGTGCCAGAGCCGCCATACGCCTGGATCGACGTGATGACCGCACGCGCGCGATACGCCTGCGAGGGCGTCACAA